ATGCCTTAGCAGAAGATAGAGTGTTTATTGAAGATCCAACAAAGGCTTCAGACCAACCAGGAATTAAAGTTGGTAGATACATTCAAACTCAAGATAGATTTATTAGTGAATACACTGGAGAAGGATTTAAAAAATTAACATTTGGAGGAGGTACAAATACTGCTCAAGATGCATTAGACCAATTTACTACTTATGGTACAACATTAGAACTACAGAAATATACAAATAACTTTTCTTTAGGATCGGCATTGAAAGCTAACTCAACATTATTTATTCAATATAGAGTGGGTGGAGGATTACAAACTAATTTAGGAACTAATGTAATTAATCAAATTGGAACCGTATCATTCTTTGTTAATGGACCTTCTGAGGCAACAAACTCGTCGGTTGTTAGTTCTTTAAGATGTAACAACGTAACTGCAGCAATTGGTGGGTCAGGACTTCCAACAATTGAAGAGATAAGAAATTATGTATCATTTAACTTCTCGGCACAAAAAAGAGCGGTTACCGTACAAGATTATGAATCAATTATTAGAAATATGCCAGCTCAATTTGGAGCACCAGCTAAAGTAGCTATAACTGAAAATGATAATAAAATAATGATTCAAATTTTATCATATGATACTTCAGGTAAACTCACTAATATCGTATCCAATACTTTGAAACAAAATATTGCCAATTACTTATCTAACTATAGAATGATGAATGACTACATCTCGATCTTCACCGCTGAAGTTATTGATGTAAGTGTAGACCTTTCAATTGTATTAGATTCTGCACAAAATTCAGGTCAAATCATTTCACAGGTTATTGATTTAATATCAACATATTTTAATCCACAAACAAGACAACTTGGACAAAACGTTTATTTATCTGAGATAAGAAGCATAGTTCAAAATACAAATGGAGTTTTAACTGTTGCAGGACTTGATATCTATAATGAAGTAGGAGGACAATATTCTTCCGCTGAAACATCAATGGTTTATTCTAACCCTGAAACAAAATTAATTGGACCTGTAGATGATACAATATTTGCACAACCATCACAAGTATACCAAATTAGATATCCAAACAAAGATATTAGAGTATCAGTTAAGAACTTCCAATCAGTTACATTTTCATAAGTTTATTTTTAACATCTTTAAACTATAATTTAAAGTGGTGTATTTTTTTTATAAAATACCACATAAACTATTTATAGTTAAAGGCATCAGATGGGTCAATCATACAGGATACAAACAGAGCTCGGGATAAATAAAACAATTAATGTTCAATTAGACCAAGAGTTTGAATTTCTTGAAATTCTTTCATTAAAGATTCAACAATCAGATATCTATACTAGAAGTTGTGCAGACTATGGTGTGGTGGTCGGTAGAATAACTGCTAATGGTGGATTTGGATTACCAAATGCAAGAGTTTCTATATTCATTCCTATTGAAAGTATTGATGAATCAAATCCTATTATTCAAAGTATATATCCTTATAAATCATCAAGTGATAAGAATGATGATGGATACAGATATAATTTATTACCTTACGAAAAATCATATTCAAAACATGCGGCAACAGGAACATTACCTTCAAGAAATGATGTATTAACAGCAAGTACTGTTGTAGAAATATATGACAAATATTATAGGTTTACTGCCAAAACAAATGAGAGTGGTGATTACATGATTATGGGGGTTCCATTAGGAGAACAAACTTTAGTTATGGATGTTGACTTATCAGATATTGGTGAGTTCTCTTTAACTCCTCAGGATTTAATTAGAATGGGTATTGCAACTGAAGTTCAAGTTGCTGGAAATCAATTTAGAACTTCAACTGACCTTAATTCATTACCACAAATTGTTAGTTTATCAGTTAATACTGAAATATCTCCACTGTGGGGAGANCCTGATTTATGCCAAATTGCTATTAATAGAGTTGATTTTGATTTAAGAGATAGTGCTAATATAGATATACAACCAACTTCAACATTCATGGGTTCCGTTTATTCAACAGCTGATGGATTTAGAGTTAGAAAAAATTGTAAGCCAAGAGATAATATGGGAAATCTTTGTTCTTTGGCCGCAGGGCCAGGACAAATATTATCAATACGTCAAACCATTCAACAAGACGCAGACGGTAATCCAATATTAGAACAATATCAGTTGGAACAAGCCGGTAATATAATTGATGGTAATGGAACATGGTTAACTGAATTACCAATGAATTTAGATTATTTGGTTACAAATCAGTTCGGAGAAAAAGTGTTATCTAATAACCCAACAATTGGTATTCCAACAAAGGCTAAATATAGATTTAAAATTAAATGGCAACAACCAGCAGCATTAACAACCCAAACAAGAAGACCAAATTATTTAGTTCCAAACATTAAAGAATATGGTTGGACAAACAATACTAATGATCCTAATTATTCAACAAGTGTTAATCAAAAATTAGAAAGTTCTTATTATTTTGGTTTGGCGTGGAGTGGTTATACTAATGGATTTACTAGTACTGCAAAAACAAATAGATTAAATGAAATCATTGATTGTGAAGATACTTTTTATGAATTTAAATTTAATAGAGTTTATACTATTGCAGGTTTAATTGATGAATATAAAAAAGGGGCTAAAGGTAGATTTATTGGTATTAAAGAAATAGATGATGATGATTGTTCAAGTAGTGTTAATAAATTTCCTGTTAATGATGGGTTTAGAAATTTTGATTTTTTATTTTTTCTATTTTCTATTTTAATGACAATACTTCAACCAATAGGGTTGGCAATCTTATTTCTTCTACATGTCTTACTTTTTTTATATAATTTGATGTTAGATTTTTTATGTACAATTTCTTACTTTAATATTTTTGGATGGTTTCTATTTAAAAGATGGAGAAAATATTGTAATCAAAAAAGCTATAAGATAAGTTTACCAATGATTACTTATCCTGAGTGCCAAGCATGTGAGTGCGCTCAGGAATCACAAACAACCCCTATTAATCCTCAAAGTGATGAACCAAATAATGTTGCAACAGGGTTTTTAAGTTATTTATCATCTCCATTAAGTTATTCTGGGATGTTAATTGATAAATTTTCGGCAGATACTCTTAATTCTGATTTGATTGCAACAACAATTAGTGAAGCTATTGCAGGACGAGCAACTTTTGCATTTATTAATGATCCTACAGTTTATAAAATGCCAAGATCAAAAAGTGTTAATTTTACTATATCTGAATCGGAAATATGTATTACCGGTAATCAATATAGAATTGAAAATAATACACAAAGTTCAATAAGTATATCTTATTACGATTGCGCAGGTGTATTACAATCAGACCCAAATCTTGGTTCAGGACAACAAATAACATTCTGTGCAAATCTATCATATGGCCCTATTGAATATAGTAGTGGTAGTTTGTTTGATTTAGGATTATGTCCACTACCAACTGAAACTCAAACAATTGTTCTTCCAGGATTTGCGACTTCAAAATCATTACCATTGGGAGAACGAGTGAATATCTTCAATCAACGAAAAAATTTTTTCACAGGTAAAAATAAAATTAAAGTAACGTTTGCCAAAGATTCAAATTATGGTAAATCGCATTATGATAATACTTTGACGGTCTTATCGACAGAACAGTTCAATTCGGGTGATTTGTTAACTTTTGTTAATGTAAATTCAACAACTGATAAAAACTTTTTGTATACTGCTGATACAGTTAATGGTCTTGAGACAGGAATAAGTGGAACATCCTATAATGGTGCTGGAGCAACAACAATTAATGTTAGTTACGCAACATCTCAATACATAAATTCAACACCAATTAGTTATACATTACCCTATGGGTCTATTGAAATAAATTATAAGTTTCCTGCGGATATTGAATACTTTCAAGTTGTAACCGCATTAACAGTGTCCCAAGCCGTTGCTATTTGGAATGCTAATGATTTACAATCATTTCCAAATCTTTTTGAGGAAAATACTTATGTTGATAGGTGGATTAAAGAAGTTATTGGAAATAGATATCTACCTGATAATAGTGGTGATTATAAAGCAATTGATTATTATTCTGATTTTCAGAATCAATATGTTTTAGTTTTACAAAGAGGAGTTGATCCATATTCACCAAAATATATTAATGAATATAGTTTAGGTAATATATTTGGAACAAATGAATCTGATAGCAATTGGACATTTACTGCAGAAACAAGAGTTAATATACCAATACAGAGATTAACGAATACTTCTATAACAATACAACCATATAATAATCAAAGTGATATATTTTACCAATCTTATTTCTTTAGTCCTGGTATTCCTGGAAGCACTGTTTCAGGGGGAGAATTTACAGGATATACCACAACAAATACTGCATATTATGGATTATTAAGTTCTGAAATTACTACGACATACGGAACATCATCTAATAATGAAATTATTTCAAAAAGTGCTAATGGATTTTATGATAATGCACAAAGTAGTGCGTATTATGATGATTCTGAAGATTTGTCTGGTGCTGCATTAATGGGATGTGTTGATTATGATCAAACTAATAGTGCGTCATCTGACCAATCTTATTTTGGGTATACCTATTATACTAATAGTATATGGTCAAGTCCAAATAATTCAATCACATTAAGTACTTCTCAGTTAAATGTAATGAGAACGGATAGATTACCTACATCTGATGGATTAGATGGAGGAAGTTGGACTAATAATCCATCAATATTACAACAGAACAACAACTTTGCAATATATGTTATAAACACTGATAGTGAAGATATAACTAGTACAGCATTTACAACAGGTGCTGATATAGTAACACCTGATTTATCAGGTCTTACAAATGCAATAAAAGTTTTAGAAAGTTTTAACTGTGAATCAATGGTTGGGTTAACTTGTTATAAAGGATTCGGAAGTAATTTTGAAATTGACCAAAATTGTGTTGAAAAAGACGGAGTAGAAAGAGGCTGTTATTTATTTATGAGAAAGCCATTAACTGATTTAAGAAAAGACATTAAAAATTTTAATGAATGGGCATTTAGATTTAGATTTTTCTATGGATTATGTAGAGGTGTTTTATCTCAATCATTCATGAATAATTGGGTTAATGGTAGTTTATATATGTTTCCAATACAAGTTGATACAAGATATGATAGTAGAAATCAACCATATTCTAGCTTTTGTAAAGATTTAGTTCATTTTAATTCTGAAACTAATAATTTTTATTATAGGAGTAGTCCATATAATACTAATTCTAATAAATTTATAGGAATACCAAGTCCAGCGGATAGATCGGTTAATGTAAGGAATTTATTATTTCCAACAACAATAATAAATTTAGGAATGAAAGATTATTTCTATCAAGAAATTACTTTTGACCCATCAACAAGAGGATATATAATGCCTAATTTAGATTCAACAAGTTATGGAGATACTTCAGATTTAGTTAACTTATTTGTTATTTCAAGAATAACGGATGAAACATTTTTAAAAAAAATATTTTCATCGGGGGATAATTCTTTAAATCAATTATTTAGTAGAAATAACCCTAGTTTATTTAATCGGGCAAGAAGAATTGATGGTGATTTAGCACAACTTTTGTCAATAAATTCAGAAGAAGGTGTTATTAAATTTTCACCTGAATATTATGAAACTGTTCCTGGATCTACAACTGATCCGACAACAATTTTAGGAACTGCTAGTAATCCAACAATCGCAGTATGGTTCTCATCATCTACAAATGATATTCAATTTAAAGATTTTATAACTCCAGGAAGAATTAATTTNAGACCTAATGATAATGCTAATTATTATCCATATCCTTACGGTATAAAATCACAAGTTGTTCCATTCTATCAATGGCAATTAAATAATACTACAACAATTTTTGGCGATCAATATAATAGTTGGGCTACCAACTTAAATGACATTGTACAAAATCAAAGATATCAATCTTTGGATAGAACAAAATTAACTCAACCAAATTACTTTAGACCAAGTACATCAAGTGTTAATGATTTGTATGCTAGAGGATATATTTTTAGTGTTGACGCTAATGGAGTTTATTCACCAGTTGGAGCAACAAGTGATAAATTTTTGGTAGGAGCTCCATTCCAATTTTATTTTGGAACTGTTAAGGGTGAATCAGCGTTAGATAAATTTAAAACGAAATATTCTATCATTGAATAACTATAAAATTATACCGAGTAGATTAGAGTATCAATCAGCACCTTCTATTGACCAAGAGATACCAATTTCTTTAGAAGAAAAAAGTCAATCTATTATTGAATATGATAGAAGTAGTACTATTAGTTTAGCTCAAGTATATGATGATGAAA